CTTAAAAGCAAAACCGGCCCAAGGGCCGGTCAGCTTGCGATCACGCATACTGCCTCCGGTGCAACGGGGGCATCAAAGCTTGTCTCATCCCATGAGACAGCCATGCGAACCAAGAACATAATATACAGAAAGCCGCGTTACCCTCTTGCAACTGTTTGATTTCCAATGGTTTCGCGCTTGCTGTCGTTGGCATCATGTTCAGTGCCAGGACCAGCGCCCCGATCACCGTAGTGACCGGGGACAGTCTGTCCCACAGCGGTCCCCACAGCTTTGCGGCCGTAGCATCATCCGCCTGCTCGCCCAGGACGAGCACGGCAATGCCAGGGTCAACCTGAGCCAGCGCGATCAGCTTCGCCAGCTCTTCCGCGCTTATTTTCCCGCCGTGTCGCCACTTCGACACCGCCGCGCGCTTCAAGCCCAGCGTCTCAGCCAAACAATTATCCGAGTCCCGCTCGCACATCTTGCGCGCCGTGTCAACTAATTTATTTAGCGTGTTCATGTCTCTCACTTGTTGACATAACCGTATCCCGTGAGTTTACATGCTCACCGTGTATCCGAATGCGATACACCCCGCCAGCCGGTTCCCAAGGCCGTTGGCGGGTCACCTTGGGCTTGGGGCATGGGGATGCAGCGATGGACGCAACGATTTTTGCCGTACTGGCTGGCGCGCTGCTGGCCGTATCGGTCGGGCTGGCGAAACTCTGCACATGGATCTACGACCGACGTCAGGCAGCAGCGGTCCGCGCCTTGACGCAGGCGACCATCCTTTCCCAGGCACACGCCCAGGTGCGTCGTGGCTGATCCCATCTCCCCGTTTTGCACGTTCGGCCGTCAGCACAGCGCCGCCTGCGCAGATCGCGTTCGTCGCGCTGACCATGCGTTGCTGTTGTGCCGCCAGGCGAACGAAGTCATCAGCGACCTGGAAAAGAACCAGGTTAATCGTTTCGATCAAATGGATCTGCTGAGCCCGCCAGCTGACGAAAATCTGCTTGCGTTCTGGTGGAGTGTTCAGCGTGCATGTGGCGTCGAGTATCGCCGCATGGCCCGTATTTTCTGGACGCGCTGCAAGCACGGCAAGACATCGGCCGGACAGGGCAATGGGCCATGACGACTCACTTCCCCCACAGCCCGTGCTACCAGTGCGGGGGCAGCTTGCAGAAGCTGTCAGCAGTGGATGCGCGGTTGACCTGCTGCCGCAGCTGCGGTGTGCTGATCTTGAAGCAGGTGGATATGCAGAGCTCCTACAGCGCCTCGAATGGCAGCAGTTCTGGACTCTCACGTTCCGCGTTGAGCACAGCAGCGCTACGGGCGGCGTCCACCCCGAGAAGGCTGACAAAGCGTTCCGTTACTTCGTCAGCTGCATCAACCGGAGCATCTACGGACCGAAGTGGAACACGAAATGGCATCGCGGTATCCAATGGGCGCGAGGCCAGGAGTTCCACCGCGACGGCCGGCTGCACTTCCACGCAGTTGCCGCTGCTCCTACCGACGACCTCAACCGCCTCATGTCCAGGTACGAATGGCACGAGCGTTGGTACAAGGATTTCGGCCGCAACCGCATCGAAGCGCCGCGTAGCCAGGCCGATATCACCGGCTACGTCTCCAAGTACGTCACCAAGGGCGGGGCAGTGGACCTGTCACGAAACTTCGGCTCCTGGGAGCCGCCGCCCATCGACTACACCAGGCGTCCTGTCCAGGACGAATTCGAACAAACGACGCGCCGGGGTGGCATCGAAGCCATGACCGGGGTGTAGGGGCAGGGCCCCTACGGATAACGCCTCACACGCACCAGGAACACTGCCGCCCCGGTTTGTTGGGAAACCTCTTACCAGGACGGCGCGGGAGCCAGCCAACACCCTGGCAACGCCTTGATTGCAGCGACAGCAACACGCGATCCGGTAGGCCGACACCGTGACAGCCAGCCCTGGGTGGACTGATGCAAGCATCGCACGCCAGTCATCGCTAAGGCTCTCCGCCCCCCGCTGTTGGGGGGTAAGGGGGGACTTAGCTTGACCCCCCAGTACCGCCCGTAATGAGCTCTACCCAAACACGACAACCGACAAACGACAGAGAGAGACGAAGACCATGAACAATCCGACCATCAAGATCACCACCGCCGTCGAAACGCGCACCGTCACCACGTCCAAGGGCATTCCGAAAACGATCTACTTCCAGCGCGCCCAGGTTGAGACCGAGGAAATGCGTGTCCAGGTTGAAGTGGAAGTGGATGCCCAGGACAAGGGTTATCCGGTGGGTGCAGTGAAGGAATGGGATCTTGTGCGTGACTTGGTGCCGGGCCGCTTCGGCATCGAGCTGGCTCGCCGCATGACGCTGATCGATCCCGCTGGCAAGCAGCCGGCAAAGCAGGCCGCATAACCCATGGCCGTGCTGATCCCCGCTTGCCTTGAACGTGACCTGGACACGGCAACGGGGAACTGCACGGCTGTGGTCTGGATTCCTCAACCGGGCTTGCTGCCGGACCTGTCGATTGAGGATGCACAGCTCATCGGAGCAAAGATCGCGCTCCTGTGGGCCGTGGCGTACACCTTCCGGCTCATCCGCAAGAAAATTCAACAGTCCTAGGAGGACACGCAATGAAGAACTTCAAGAACGCCCTGCGCGGCAAGGCCGTCGCCGTCGCCGCCGTCGCTGCCAGCGCCTTGGCAACTGCACCGGCCTTCGCTGGTGGTGGTGGTGGTGTGGACGTGGGCGACGTCGTGTCGGCCATCGGTGGTGCTGCTGCGCCTATCGCTGCCATTGGCGGTGCGGTGCTGACCATCCTGGTGGGCATCAAGGTCTACAAGTGGGTTCGTCGCGCAATGTAACGACCACCGGGGGGCAGGGCCGACTCCCTCCCCTCGGTCTTTTGTGACGCGCCACATCGGCGCAGGGGGCTTGGGATGGAAGGTTGGATATGGCTCGGCGCATGGCTGGTTGCCTGCGCGATCATCTTTGTGGAATTCGACTGATGCACTGGCTCGCTCGCGTGTTCGCCTCCGCGATAGCCCGCCGCATCGCCTATGTCCTCGTCGCGGTCATTCTTTCTGCGCTCGGACTCGGCAAGGCTCATGCGCAATCGTTGACCTGTAACTCATCCCTGCGTTGCAGCCCCTCTGAGGCCCTTGCCGAGTGCCAGGGATATAATCCTGTTCCAAGTAATTACAGCATCGTTAGCGTTTCTCGCCGCGAGTGCATTAACAACACTGAATCCGGCAGTTCTGGATACTTCGTTCTTCGTTACTGGGGCCTCAACGCCAACGGATCTGAGGTCGGCGCTTTTACGGTTGGCAATTTTTATTACAAAAATACGTGCCCTAGCGAACAGCCGTTCACTGGCCTCGGTCCGTGGTCCACGTCTGGAGGGCAAGCCCGCAGCGGAAGTTTGGGATGCCGAAATGGCTGCGATGGAATCTGGAATGCGAACGCTGACAACACGCTTACATGGAGCCCCTTGGGGAACATGTGTCCTGATGACCAGGAGAAAACCTGCGAAGCAACGGGGTCTGGCTACTACTGGAATGCAGCGCTTAAGGTCTGTGAGCCACCAGAGGATAAATGTGTCACCGGTGTGCCGAATTCGCTTGGCCAGTGCGCTCCCGAACCATGCCCTGCAGGAATGGTGCAGCAGCAAGACGGTACGTGTAAAAAAAAGGACAACGAGTGTCCCGCCGGAAATGTGCGCTCCCCATCAGGCGAGTGCCTTCCAGGTGACGGTCAATGTGCGGCTGGTGAGGTACGAGGCCCTGACGGCACTTGTAAGAAAGACTCGGATGATGACGGCGAGCCAGACGGTGACGGCGGCGAAGATAAGCCCAATGAGTTTTCCGGCGGCGATGACTGCACCCGTCCACCTTCTTGCAGCGGCGACGCGATCATGTGCGGGCAGGCGCGCATCCAGTGGCGCATTGACTGCAACACGCGCAAGAACCGCAACATCGCGGGCGGCATGTGCAACGCCATGCCTGTCTGCACGGGTGAGAAATGCGACGCACTCGAGTACACGCAGCTGTTGATGCAGTGGCGGACCACCTGTGCAGTAGAGAAGCTGGCTAGTGCATCCGGTGGCGGTGGCGATGGCGGCAACGGTGATCTGGCGGCGATCCGTAACGCTCTCACCGGCACAGGCGGTTCGGTTGACCCAGGTGTCAGCCTCCCCGGTTCTGGAGCGTGGATGCCCGACACGCCTGATGGCGGTCCAGGCGGTCCCGATACGAGCGGGTACGGCTGGGGTGGTACATGCCCTGTGCCGCCATCTATCGATGTTATGGGCGCCACCATCCAGTTTGACGTAACCCCACTCTGTAACTGGCTGTCGCTCGCCTCCTATTTCGTGATGGGCATAGCCGCGTTGGCTAGCCTGCGCATCGTTGCTACTAAGGACGCCTAATGCCATTCCTTATCAGTTCGCTGCTCTCGGGAGCTGCATGGCTTTTTCGGTCCCAGCTCGGCACCTGGTTGGTGGCGGCATTGGGATGGTTTGGCCTCGCTTGGGCGACGCACAAGTTTGCGGTTGAGCCCTGGATTGACAACATGAGGCAGCACCTCCAATCCGGCACACCCGGTGGTGAGTGGGGCAGTGTCCTGGTTGCGTATGCCGGTCTGATGAAGTTCGACCAGGCATGCACCATGATCGCGTCGGCGGTGGTCGCCAAGTTCGCTGTCAAGGCCGCAAAGGCGTTCTTGGTCAAGAGGACTTGATATGCCTATTGAGATTTTCACCGGTCAGCCCGGCAACGGCAAAACCGCTCTGATGATGGAGCGCTTGGTCGAAGAGGCCAAGGCAGGGAATCGGCCACTTTTTGCGTTCGGCATCGACGGCCTGAAACCCGGTTTGGCAACGGTGTTGGAAGATGCTCGCCGCTGGAACGACAAGGACGGGGAGGGCAGTTACATAATCCCGGACGGCTCGCTTATTTTCGTCGATGAGGCGTGGAAGTGGTTCGGTCACCTCCACGACGCGACACGGCAGCAGACGCCAAAACACGTGCTTGATTTGGCCGAGCATCGCCATCGTGGCCTGGACTTCATTTGGACGACGCAGCAGCCCAATCAGCTATACCCCTTCGTCCGTGGCCTGATCGGCGGACACACGCATGTCGTGCGCCGTTTCGGCACGAAGATGATCGACGTGTACAAGTGGGGAGAGCTCAACGAAGAAATCAAGAGCAGCGCCAAACGTGACTTGGCACAGCGCACCACTCGGCTACTGCCGTCATCTATCTATGGCGAGTACAAGTCCGCTGAGGTCCACACGATCAAGCCGCGCATCCCATGGAAGGTCATGGCGCTACCGGTGCTCGTAGTTGTTGCCGGTGTGCTCGCCTACCTTGCCTACCAGATGCTCCGCCCTGAGGGCGCTGTCGAGCGCATGAGAGGCAAGGGGTCCCAGGCGGCGTCAGCCGACGGGACCCCCGGCCACGCGTCGTCGTCGGGCTCCCAGGACGATGGCCCGCGTTGGAAATCAGCCGGGGAATACGCCAAAGATCACTTGCCCCGCATCGCCACGATGCCATGGACGGCACCTGTGTTCGATCAGCGCCAGGCGCACAGTGACCCACTGCTTATCTGCATGTCATCCATGGCCGGTACCGACGGTCAGGGGAAGCAGCTGGAGGCCTCCTGCACCTGTATGACCGAGCAGGGGACTGCCTACGATATGAGTCAGCCTGAGTGTCGAACGATTGCCCGTCGCGGACCTGTCTACAATCCGTACAGGGAGCGCTCTCATGACGCAGAGCGCCGTGCCATGCCTGAGCAGCAGCCACAGCAGGCGCAGATGACAGGGCAGGGCAGCGACGCTCCTATGGGCCTTAACGGCGGTGTCGTGGCTCGTCAATCTCGCAGCCTTGGCACATTCCCTGAGTCGCCGAGCCAGCAGTCTTCCTCAAGTGCTTCGCCCATCCCCAGGACGCAGATGTGACCAGTGGCGGACGTGAGCTGTTGAAATGGATCGCCTTGGTGCTGATGACCGGTGACCATGTTGCAAAGGCCTTTTACGGCGGCTACGTGCCGGTGGTCAGCGAAGCGGGGCGCATAGCGTTCCCGCTTTTCGCGGTTGTCATGGCCTACAACCTGGCACAGCCTGGTGCGGATCTGTCTAAGTCGATTCGACGGCTGGCATCCTGGGCGCTCATCGCTCAGCCGGCGCACGCCCTGGTCTTCGGTCACTGTCTTCCTCTCAATGTCCTGGCGACTTTTACACTCGCCGCGGTGGCCATCTCGTTTGCTTCCCGCGGGAACTGGCTGGCCTTCGCCGCGGCTGTGGTTCCGGCACCTATCCTGGTTGACTATCAGTGGGCTGGCATCGCCATGGTCGTGGCCACCTGGGCGGCCTTCGGTCGACGTGCCTCCTGGGCGTGGTGTGCGGCCGCAGCGGCCGCGCTTTGCTGGTACAACGGCAACGCCTGGGCATTGCTGGCATTGCCGGTGCTGGCCCTTGGGTGGCTATCCTGGACGCTTCCGCGCACCCGCTGGGCGTTTTATGGTTACTACGTGGGCCACCTGATCCTGCTGTTGGCCTTCTCAGCCTTGCTTCCCGGGGTGTAGGGGCATTGCCCCTAGGGACAACGCCTCACATGCGCTTGCGGGGCTTCGGCCCCCGGCGCATCTGGACCACATTGGACGGTTCGGCGGTGGGGCCAGTCATCACCTTGTAGACCCGCCTTTCAGTCCGTCCGCGTATCACCGATCGCAGATCCACAATCTCCGCAGGCTTGCCGGGCAACGCTTTCCGCCTGCTTTCCACCAGGTCTTTCCGCGGCGAAGCCTCTGCCATCAGCTGCCTCCATTCTTGTGCCAATGCTGCTGTCAGCGATAGCCATGCCAGATCCTGCGGCTCCAGCTCGCGGCCTTCTGGCGTCACCAATCGGCCACCCTTAAAAGCAAAACCGGCCCAAGGGCCGGTCAGCTTGCGATCACGCATACTGCCTCCGGTGCAACGGGGGCATCAAAGCTTGTCTCATCCCATGAGACAGCCATGCGAACCAAGAACATAATATACA